GTTTATTGTCCTCATCAAGGCTGTATTCGGCACGGCGGTCAAAGCGTTCTGCCTGTCGCTGTGCATACTGCTGTTTTTCCTCAATTCCTCGCTGATGGTCAAGCTCTTTGATTTCATCTTCAGACAACGGTGCGTCCAAATCATCAAGTTCGGGATAATATGTACTTGTGCTGTCCTTACATCTCGGATGAAACAAACCGTTCTTGATTGCGGTTGAGAGAAGCGGATAGTTTCCGTCTGACTTTTTGCCGTTTGAATAAACATCGTCAATAAACACCTTGCCGATATATTTTGCACAATCGGGGCAACCGCCCTGTCTTGAGTTCACAACAACAAGGGATACTCCCCATTCGGCTCGCTTTTCGCCCTCGCCACGAAGATAGGCTCTTTTGTTGGCTGTTTTAACCGCCATATCCGCATAATCAGAGAGCGTGTGCCTTGCACCGTTCTTGTATTCCACACAATTAAGACCTGCGTTGAGCATATCTTTACACGCTATATCAACGGCTTTTTCGTATGTAACCGCACCCGTGTTCATTGCAACCTGTGCGTTAAAAATCGCCTTGCGGTACTTGTCGTTGCTCATACGCAAAACTGCCGTTTCTGCCCTCTTTAAATCGTCTGTGGTCGATTTTATGAGTGCGTCAAGTTTACGGTCATTCACCTTAAAAAACTCGGCTGTGCTGTGTGCTGACGGCTTTTTCGGGGCTTTGAAACCGTCCTTGACAGCTTCAAGAATTTCTGCCTCCTGACTTGCATTTCCGTCAGCTTTGGCGGTGCGAATCATCTCTTCAACCTTGCTGTTAATGGTTTTGAAACGCTTGCCGAATTTCTTTGCGTTGTGCTTACGGTACTCTTCAAGACTTTTGAGCTGTTCAGCCTGCCATTGTGTCCAACAAAAATTATTTTTATCTTCTTCGGCTCTGTGACGGCTGAAATTTCTCATCATGCTGTCAATCAGTTCATCTTCGATTTTTTCAAAGGCTTCTCTGATATTGTAATCACTCATTGTTTACCTGTGTATCGTTCTGTTCGGGATTGCTTTCGGTTTTTTCTGCATTATTTTCCGCATTTTCTTCATCATCTGCGTTATTGTCAGGTTCTTCTGTGTCGGTAAGGTCCACATCGTCAAACTCCGATTTTTCTTCTTCGCCTGCAATACCCTGTTCCTCTTTAATTCTCTGCACCTCTTCGGCTTTCCAATCCTCCGACTTGCTGTCGCCGTAAAGCTCGTCAACCGAGGTTTCAACTGACATCAAACCGCCCTGTCTTGCTTTTGACACGGTTTCAACCTGACTTTCAAAGCTCGGATTTGCATATTCGCCGAAGTTTACGGATACTTCCAAGCCCTCAACAATACCATTGCCGTTAAGTTCACCGTCTGCATTGAGTACAACTGCAACAAGGCTTTGAAGTGCGTTCTGCGTAATTTTCACAAGATTCTGCCTTGTGTAAAGGGTTGTCTTTTCCTTTTCGCGCTGAGCGTCTGCATTATCAAGCTTCTTCGTATCAATGCCGAGAGTTGACGGCGATATAATACCCTGCAAACAGAGGTCGAGGGCAGTAATGTATGAACTCAAATAGCTTTCGTGCTGAATCTGCGGACTTTCGGTGTATATCCTGTTGCCGTTGCCGTTTTCAGACATATCGTTGCCCACGGTGATAAATCGGTTGTCAAACGGATTTGGCGACATCGGCTGACAGGTTTCGGGATTTCTCGGAACAAGGCAATCAGGCACATACTGCTTTGTTCGGCAGGCTCTGAGTGCGTCCATCCACTGTGACCACACTTCATCAAGGCTGTCGAAAGCGTCTGTTTTTATGCCGATAATGCCCGCACCTCTGCCCTTGTGGCACGATTTGCCGTAAAGGACAGGTACAGCCCACATATATGATTCGTCAAATGTAACGCCCTTTGAATCAATCCACGAAAGAGCGTCAACCGTGTGCAGGTCAATCTCTTTGCCGTTGTCATCATACAAAGCATAGTGAATATAGCCGTAACCGTATGTTTCTTCAAAACGGTAACGGCGGTGTTTTTGCGTGTAATCGGTGTAAAACTTAACCTCTCGGATTCTGCCGCGCACATATGTAAAGTCGATGTTTTCGGCAGGATACCATTCAACAATCGGAACATCTGATACAGCCGTGTCAAAGCTGACCTTAAAAGCACCGTCACCGACAACACATAGGTCACGGAGCATTTGCTTAACCGTGTCGGACAATTTGTTCTGCTTTTCAATATCTTCCCAACGCTCTGCATAAGCGGTTGAATTTTTGCTTGTAACATCTATGCCGTTGTAGTCGGCAATTACGATATTCACAAGCGTTTCGCAGATGAGTGCCGGCAAGCCCGTGTGTATTTTACGGATTTCAAGCCCCTTTGTGCTTTTTGCCGCCCAAAACATAGTTTTGTTTGTATCAATCTGCCTGTACAGCTCCGCAAGCTGTCTGCTGTTGCCCCAATACCAAATGCGATTGATAAAGCACTCGGTCAGATGATTGCTTGTTTCGGTGACGGTAATTGTTTTGTCGCTTGCAGGAGTAATCTGCAAAAAGTTTTTAATTCCCGATCTGATAGATTCAGCCATTCTGTTAATCAGCCCCATTTATTTCACTTCCAATAATATTTTTAAACGGCAGCCACGCATATTGACCGCTGTTAATGCAATGGTCGTGACCGTCCTCGGGTGTATTGTCTTTATCCTCTCGCCAGCTGTAAATTTCAAACTCGGCAATCGTGTTTTTACAATGTTCAAGCACAAAATAACAGTCGGTGGCAAGCCAGCCGAGTACAAGATTGATTCGGTCGATAATCTTCGTTTTCTTCCATGCATTTGCAAAGTCATAGACACAGCCGTGCTGTCGCTTATACTTTTGAAATTCGGTAATAGTCGCTTGGTCGGCGCTGTCAATAAAAGCCGTGCGTGCAAAGCCCCATTCATCACGGTTGCGGTCAAGAAAATCAATAAAATTCTTCACCGTGTCACTCGGGGCGATAGGCGTTTGCATTTCAGCGTTGTTATAAACTCTTTCATCAAGCTGAACACACTTGCCGTGATTGGTAATGCCGTAAAATGTCATTGCGATAGTGTCAGGCGACTTCTGCGAATAGGCGGTATCAAGACCTGCGGTGAACTGAACAAAGTGTTCCGACTTGCGGTTACAGTTCAAAAACTTTCCTGCCCACTCTTTTGATTTGATATGTCTTGCCCTCTCAAAATTCGGGAACACAAGACCTGTTGCTCTGCCTCGCAAACCTAAGATTTTATTTTTATAGAGCTTTGTACCTTTCGGTGCAGAGTTCTTTTTCTTTTCAATCTGTTCGGGTGTAAGACTTAAATTGTCGGCAAAAGAAAAGAACCAATACCGCCAATTCGGTACAGGTTCTTCGGTAAGCTCCGTCATAATCTCGGGCGGAACATCTTTTGCATATTTCTTAAACGGTCTTGAACGGTTCACAAATTCCTTGTAAACAGGCAAAGACGGGTCATCGGGGTTAAGCGTTGCAAGCAAATAGTCATTTCGGGTTGACATCTCTCGGATAAACTCAATATCGGCGGTGTTTATCTCATCAATATACACACAGCCAAACTGTGCACCGAGAACCATTTCCCACTTATCCCGACTGCTGTAACCGAGAACATAGATAATTTTGCCCTCAAACTTGATATGCGGCAGCTTGTAATCCTTGTCGCCGTTACCACAATAGACAGCGTTGCGGTGCAAGTCGAGAATACCGTTGTCCTGTTGGATTATAGTTTCCTCAGCCTTGCCCGTAGTTTTGGCGGCAATTGCGTGAAGCTTCTTCGGTGACTGTGACACCATTCGCATAAACTTAACGCCTGCTCCGACGGTGGTTTTGCCGGACGCTGTAGTTCCTTCAAGAAATTCAGCCGACACATTTGTTGTGTTGATAAAGTCGATATACTTTTGTGACAACGGGAATTTGTTACTCACTCAGTCCCTCACCGCCTAACTGTCTGAACACATCAGAGAGCTTTTCGGATTGCTCAACCTTTGCGTCAACCTTAACGGTGTATTCGCCCGTCATCTTGTTGAGTGTGTCAATCGCCCTGATTCTGTCGGAGGTGTCCTGCCCGTAATTCCTTGCAATGTCGGACAAAGCAACCTGTCTGTCCTTTGCACTCATAATGCGCTCATCTTTGAGCCTGTCGGACAGCTGTTTGATGTACTCTGCAACTCTCACATTCTCTAACAATTTGCAGGCATTGGCATTTGCGTAATTCTCGGAATATCCTGCCTGTATCGCACTCCAAACGGTGTTACCGCTCTGCGCATAATATTCCGCAAACTTCCTCTGCCTTGCATTTAATTTGTCTTTCACGGTACCACCTCTCTTTGTCTGAAAATTCTAAAAATAAGCAAAAGAAAAGAGAGTACTAAATGCACTCTCCATTAATCAGTATTAGGCGTTAAAGCATTAATTCTGTCATTCAATTCTATCAGTGTATTTTTCACATTTAGATAGTCTTTAGGTGTAAAAGATTTATCATTCCTACTATTAAGCATCACATTATTAGCTCTCGATAATCTTCGATAACAGGAAACAAGTAAATCGAGATTATCTGGATAATTACTCAATACATCTTTGCATTCCATAACCAGCCGTGCAAAACTACGATTATTGAGGCCACAATTTAATTCATCGCTAACATTTTGCGTATTAGAAAGCAGTCTTATTGAGTCTTCCATAGCATCTAACTTTGAATATATTGATTGCATCATAAGTCTAGCCAAAACAACCCCATCAATTTTGGAATTATCTACAGTTGCATTTTCTAAATTTGCTATACTCATTAACGAAAATGAACCATTTGCATAAGTTTCCTTTATCGCATTAGCAATATCATCTTTTGCCTTAATAACATTTTCATACAATCTATCTCTCTTATAAAAAACAGTATTTATTCCTGCTACGTCAAAAATTTTATCAGTAGCATCATCCTGTATCAAAACTACTTTTTTACCATAGGCTTGTCGAATTCCTAATTCATACATAACATTCGGATTTCTTGAACTTAAATCACAAATTGCCATATCACATTCAACTAAATTTTTCAAAATTTTTTGCATTATCGAATCACATATTTGATTACTGTCTGCTCTTACAGGTTCAAACCCCGCCTCTTTGACAGCAGGAACAATTATCTGTTCGTATATTTTATTAAAATGACCTGCAGGGTATTGTGGCTGGTCTGATATAGGCATTATAACAAAACAGGGTTTTGCCTTATTTTCTTCGCTCATATGCAACTCTCCTTAGTTGTAATATATCACTAATCTATCATATTATTTGACACAATTCAACAGATTTTACATTTTTCTGTAAACCGCACAATCAAGAAAGTAATAATTTGTATAAAATAACCACACACAACACAAAACCGCCCTCGGGGTGAGAGCGGTCTGTGCAATTTTTTTATCTTAGGAGAGTTCTACATATGTCCTGTTTGTTAAACTTTCATAATACCATTATACGCAGGGTAAGGGTGACATTCAATGACATTTCAAAATAATTTTACGAGAAATCGAACTTTTTTCGGAACGCCTGTAACGCTTCGCCGTGCAATCTCAGGGTATGCCTTACGCTCATTTCCATACTCTCAGCAATATCCTCCCACCTCTGACAATTTATGTAATACTCAGTCAAAATCGCAATGTAACGGTAATCGTCAAGTGCGTTGATTTTACTGCGGATTTCAGTTTTCAACCGCACAAGATTGTCAATTTCCCGATTGATTTCAGCCTGAAGGTCTGCAATCCTGTCAACAATCCGCATAGGGTCATTCACTCCTGATGTCTTAACAGGCTCGTTCTGCTTAACCGATACCTGTGCAATATTCAGCCTAAGTTTCGACAGCTCGTGTTCTTTCGTTCTGATCAGCTTATCCGAAACCCTGACCGAATATAAATAATCTTTAACCGTCAATCCGTATCACGCTCCTTATTCACCTTCAACCAAAATAGTATTCCAACGCTTTCTGCCATAATATCTCCATTGAATATGACCGTCTGCAATTCGTACTTCGACATTTTCGAGATTGTCAAAGTTCATTATTCTTTCTCTAACGGCAATTTTGTTCTTCTCCGAAATATTATCGAAATATGCCCAACGATTTATTTTATTGTTTATTTGTTCAATAGTCCATTCAAGGTCAGTCAAGTTTGCTACTCTTTTCCATTCTGCCTGATGAACATCAATAAGTTTTTGAGCCCCTTCATATGTTTTGAACACTTCACCGACTGGTAAACTGATATGGTACGGGTGGTGAGGTTCGTTGAAGTAAGAACGAACAAGTCTATATCCGCTATTACCACGACAATAATCAACCTCTATGTGGCTGTAGTCACGATCTTGGACTTTTACATATATACCTTCTTTTATTGCAGTTGCAATATCTTCTGCTTTGTAAGGATTCAAGTGTTTTGCAATTTCGGGCAACGGCTCAACAGTAAGTTGAAAAAAATCATAGTTTTCTTTTTTGAAAAAATCTTTAGGTATCTTTTTCCAATGTGTAGGCGTCTCGAATTTTTCATAAGGAACACCATTAATAAACCGTGTGTCCATGAAATCGTATAACTGAATACAAATTTCGTGTGTATAGTGTTCTTCAATCGTGCCAAAACCAATCGTCCATTTAGGTTCTTTTTTCTTGACGAAAAAGACAACTGCACCAATCGGAATTTCTTTTCTGTTTATATTTAGTTTATGATTCTCAGAGTAAATGTTTGCCTCTTCTGGAAGGACTTCAGTTATTCCTGATATCATTTTTATCTACCTCACTTTCAAGCCAATGTTTTGTGCAGTCAATACAGCTGTCATTGAATCGCTTTTCCATAGGACAGCCAACATACGGAGTGCCGTACGGACAACTGAAAAAGTCCATACAACTCCGAGCCATTTCGTCAATTGACATCTGTTTGATTTTTTCAAAGTTTGTCATTTTCTTCACCGCCCTTGACACGCTTATTCCATTTTTCGGCGTACTGTCCAATATATCCTGTTTCTTCATCAGCATCTCCTGCAGGGATAGTAAACGGCATACAGATTTCATCAAGTACGCAATTTTGTTCCGTATCTGTGTGTAAATAATATTGATGGACAACCGGTTGTCCATACTTGTTCACAAAAGAATCTCTATGAAATTTCATCTCCCTGCCGCAAAACGGACAAGGCTTAATTTTCAGTTCAGGCATTTTCTTCACCGTCCTCAATAGGCAATCTATCCTTGACACTTATCCATTTACTCATTACTCTTCACACTCCTTATCCATTTTTGCACCGCAATAAGGGCAGTATGGATACAAATCAATGTCCTCATAAAAAGTGAGAAAGTTGCCACACTCAGAACATAAATAATTTGCATAACCGACACCCTCGCTGTCATATTCCCAACTTCCGTGCTTAATCTCTTGCATATCACACACGGTTGCTTCGTTGGGTTTACTTCCGTCAACTTCGATAATATGCTTAACTGTTTCGGCATTTCGTTTTGAATTAAAGTATATCGTGTTTACACTACCATCTGCGAACGGTATATCCAACGCATAGTCACCGCAAAAATCACGGATTTTTAATTCTTTTTCAATCATCGCTCTTCACCGACCTCAATAGGCTGATTCCAACACTTAATACAGTTATCGTCACAATCATCTATGTTCATCAGTCCTAACGCACTTGGACATACAACTTTAGGTGCTCCATCATCGTCAAGCGGAGCGTTCGGATAATGTTTCAAAAACTCGCTCAAATAAGTTTTCTGTGGGTGCTCGTCACTCCACTTCTGCACGATTGCAATTGCCTTTTCGGGATAGCATGTTTCAAAGTCCGAACACACAATATCCTCTCCATTATTCATACTACTTAATGGACACTCTTCGCAACTAATTTCGCATACTTCACCTGTTTGTAGTTTTACCATTCTTTGCTTTTCAGCAAAGTACTGTTCCGTTTTTGTACAATCAATCATTTTCTTCATTCTCCTTCAAAATTAACAACTTTTCCGTTGTCGGTATAGTCCCGTTTGTCAAATTCAAGTTTCAGCTTGTCGATGACGACCCTGTCGATATGCTCCCAAAAGACTTCGTCAGTGTCGGAGTGTTCAATTATCTCAGTCATCGACTTCAAAGCCTTTGCACATCTATCACGACCAAAGCCGAAATCCTTATGCAAGGCAAATACAATCGTCTTAAAAATTCGCCTTGTGGCGTCCGCAATTTCCTTGTCCTTGACTTTCTGATATTCCCTGTCGGCAAGGCGGTTAATCTCCGCCATAGCCTCCTTTTTCAGCTTAACTGGTATTCTTGCTTTCAACGCTTTCTCTCCTTTTAAATTCACAGACAAAGCCTGTGCTCATGGGCTTGCAAAACCTGCAATGCTTACAGCAATAAACGCATATGTACAAACCTTTTTCAGAGTATGGGCATTTCCGTATACTACACGGATGATATTCGTGTTTACACTTGCAACACATTTGCAATTTCATTAGCAGCAATCACCCAATTTCAGATATTTTTCAATTGCTTGTTTTGCTGACCTGCTGCCATAACATACTTTGACAGCATAACCACACCGAGAGAGATTTTGTAACCACCTGTCTTGATGTTCAGATGTTTTATTTTTTCCTACCTTAAGTTCAATGTATAATCCGTGATATTTGCCTTTTGGTACAGCCAAACACAAGTCGGGGACACCGGCTTTTACCCCCTGCATTTTGAGATGTGCGGCTTCAGCTTTATCTCTCCTTCCTCCATTAGGAACAGCATACAGCATTGCAAGTTCAGGGTGTATGTTTGTTTTCACACAGCTGTCAGCCCATTTAATGAGTTTACATTGCTCCTGTGCTTCAGACATCATTTTCATTTCCTCTCGTAAAACGGTAATTCTTATTTTTATCGGCTTTAATAAAAATTTTCGGATTAGCCATTTCTGAAATTCTACTGCCTAAAGCCTCATCAATCTGCGAAATCTGTTCAAGTGATAATTCAGATGTTATGACAGTCGGCAATCCTTCATTGTATCTGTAATTGATAATCTTAAATGTAGCATTGACATCAGCTGTTGAGACAAAATCGCCCCTGCGAGTTTTAAAGAAATCATCAATGTAAAGAATTTCCGCTTGCTTATATGAATTTATGAGAGCTTCATACACCTCTAAATTACTCGATGCCTGCTTGATTTTGGTAATATCATCCTGCCAAAGCATATATTTAGGTGCTTTGCCTTTTTTGAGTAATGCTCCGACAATAGCCGTACATATATGTGTCTTTCCACAACCGGGCTGACCGCCGAAGAAGAACCAATCAGAGCATTTGTCAATGTACTCATATGCTTTATCTTTCACATATTTCTGCCAATCTGAGGTTGTCTTGTAACTTTCAAAAGTATATCGTTTAAGAAGTTTTTGAAGACCGCTGTTCTGCATTCTGTGAAGTTCATCTCGAATTTTCATACAATCACATTTGCAAGCAACCACATCATATGTAACCTGCCCGAAAGGCGTTTCGCCTGCCTTTACATGGTAAATATAGCCTCGGTTCATACATTTCTCGCACTCATAGCCAATGAGCTTACCGGGTGTTGAGTTAAACACTTTTGCTTCTTGTTCGGCTCTTTCTCTCGGAGTGAGTTCTTTAGAAAACTTTCTCGCCCGTTGGATAATTTCCTCCGCTCGCTGTGGTGACATTATTCTTGACATTATCGCTTGGATTGAATCCATATCCTACACCTCCTCTGTCTTGGACCTTATTAAGCCATTTAGTAATGAACCCTTTAATGCCGGTTCTTGTTTTTCTCCTGCTCGGATTAGCTTCGAGCCACCCCAACATCGAACGCAATTGTTGTTCTACATCAACAGCAGGATACAAAATTTTGTAGTGCTGAACATCAGATTTTGAAACTGAATAATTACTCTTATCGTTCAAAGGTAATGTAATAAAAATATTTTCACCGGCGGTGTCGGCTGCATTTGCAGCCGGCATCGCATAATAATTATTTCTATTTACTTTACTTTCCTTTACTTTACTTTTCTTTGTGTCGTTCTCGGAGAGATTATGCTCATTCTCGGAGAGATTATGCTCATTTTCAGGTATAACTATATAAGCCTTTGTTTCTTCCGTTTTCAAAAGCCAATATAATCTATTTATTGTGCGACCTCGCACGGAGCGTTTTTCGATAGCGTACATATATCGTTCTTGCATCATTTTGTTGGTCAGTATGCTCTCCCTATCAAACAGCCCGTTATCAAACAGCCCAATTCGTAAGCAAAGCTTAACTACCTGATTTACCGTATCTGATTTAATTCCACCGCTCATTCGTTTCGCTATCGTGGCAGCACTGGTTTCTTCTCGCCACTCATAATAGTAACCATTTGTTGCATAAGCTTTGGTACAAATCCAAAAAAATACTCCAAAGCCGTCCCAACCCTGTGCATCAATAAGCACATCAAATCTCTCATCATCATCGAACAAGTGAACATCCCAAGCCGCAAAGTCAAGCCCTCGCTTTGGTTGTCCAGCCATTCACTGTATCACCTCTTTCTTTTTGTATTAAGTTTCAGCTTTGTACAAAGATATTCATCAAGCTCTATACCGTAGATTTTGTACTTATCAAACAGCTCTTTTTCGTGCCGATGTGCTTCATCGTGGTGCTTTCTGCAAAGGCATATAGCTTTTAATCCTATATGTACAATCTGTTCCCTATCTCGCCCCATACCAATTCTGTCAACATGATGAACTTCACCTGGTGCATTGCATATTGCACACTTACGATTTTCAAGACAACTGTACAAGTATCTGCCTATATCATCTGTAACATTAAGCAGAGTATCTCTTGTTCCGATATTTTGGTAGAAACAAAAATCTATCAGATAGCTTATGAAATCTCTTGCTACGCTTTTTTCGCAATCAGACAGCGAAAAGTATTCAATGCCAAATTCACCGCAAAAATTAAACTTGAAATATTCTTTAATCCATTCGGGATTATCTCCGCACCAAAATGCTATATCTCTGATGATTGCGTATATTTTTCTTCGCTGTTCGGCAGAAATCGTGCGTCCGTCAACAATTCTGAGTTCAATTTCATGTACTTGTTTCTGTGCAAGTTCTCTGCCGATACGCTCATGCGGTCTTACTATTAAGTTATATCCGTCATAAGATACTATGTTCGCTGATGTAATCATACTAAGTCCTCGTGTTGGTGCATATAAACGAAGAAACTGTTATTACCCATATTTTGATACAACCATTCATCGCACTTTTCTTTGCTCAAATGTGTACGAAGAACTCTATCTTCGTACACATATTGACCTTTCAATCGTTTATCTTTTATTCGATTAAGTAATTCTGTTTTTGAGTAGTTAGCTTCTACAAGATACAAATCGTAGTTCTTAGCTGTTATATGAGCGATTTCCGATGTATCAGTTGCGTATATAACTTTATATATCCCCTGTTGGGTGTTGAAGTGTAACTTCCAGCCGATATTAGGAACATCATGCCGAAGTGGTACTGCTGAAAAAGTAATATTGCTGATTGAGTACCATTTATCCTGAGCGACTATGAAAGAATTGTATTGAAAGGAGGTATCACCTAATAAAAAAAGCTTTTTGCAAAGATAATTGGGGTAAATTATCCGAATACAAGGGTGTTCGGAAAGTAGTCGCTTTAGAGTGGCAACATTGCAATGATCTCCGTGTTGATGAGTTAAGAATACATATTTAACTCGGTCAACCACTTTACACTCAACAAGTTTGCTAAACGGCACTCCGCAGTCAATCAAGACCTGACCGTCAAGAAGAACTGCGTTGCCCTTAGAGCCTGTACTGATTATCTCAACATCAATCATCTCACTCTGCAAGATCATCGATTGAGAATGCTTCATCGGAATCAATCTGCTGTTCAGATGATTCCGGTAATGGGGCATCTGACGGTACATCTGCGTCAATCATTGTATTCGTTTCATAATCGGGAGTACCGTCGGCATTGATTATATGATTGTCAGCTTCATACGCTGTCTGCATTTCAACACTCATAACGCCCCATTTGCTGATAAGCTGTCTGAGCATTGTTTTCTTAGCCATCGCATCAAAATCCTTTGCCCAAAATGTATAGCTTGTACCCTTCTTGATATCATTTGCATATCCAGCTGAATACTTCATAGCGTGCTGTTTCATCTTATCCTTACTCCAGTAAAGAGCTTTTTCAAAGCCGTTTACATAGCGAAAATAAGCATAATATCCGATTGTTTCAGCTGTTTCACGCTCTGTTTCATCTTCAATCATTTTGATTGTAATTTCTTCTGTGAGCGGATCCCAATTAAGAAGTTCTCCCTCTTTGATTTCCACCACATTAAGTCTTTTATACTGTCCTGAACGGATAGCAAGCTGAATATAGCCACGATAACCAAGAACGAATGTTGCTGTTGTACGATTGTTCTTACGGTCCTTAAACGGAACCATGTAATACTGTCCGAGCTGTGGTGATGGTGGCAAGCCGAGCGAATGTCCGCAAAGTGCCGCTGAAAGAATTGTTCCTGCATCACATTCTTCGAGTGCCGGATTGGTACTCACTACTGAGGTAATAGCCGCCGTGAACTTTTGGATTTCCTTCGGGTCTTTCATTGAATTTGAAAGGCTTTTCTGAAAAGCCACTGTCTGGAGCATGGCTGAAAATTTTGGTTTTCTCTGCTGAATCTGATTCTGAATGTTATAATTACTCATAGCGTAATCCCCTTTCGTTGATTAACTGCTTAACAGTGAGTGCAAAATCTTTAAGCTGTGATTTTGTACCGTAAACCTTGAATGACAATGACAGAACTTTTTCATCTTGCTGTGGCTGTTCTGATATTTCTTCAACCGGAGGAGCAACTTCTTCAGGCACATTTGCAACAAACGGTTCATATTCGTCAAGAGTGTTGCTCACAGCCTGCTCGGCTTTTTCACGCTCTGCTCTTTCGGCTTCTGCCCTTGCTTTTTCTTCTTCAATAGCCTTGTACCTCTCGGTTACGGAAGTTATTGCAACCGATACATTCAAAGACCGCTTATACTCGTACAGGATTTCGTCCTTGTGCTCCTGCGTTGCGATAAGCTTTAAGTCATCCATAATCTTGTCAAGGTTAGATTTTATAGTTTCTTTAAGCTTTTTGAGAGATACGCTCATAGTAATGTTTAAACTAACTTGCTCATATGCCACAAAATCAATACCGAGTGATTTTGAATACTCATCAAAATAGCTTTTTGATTTTTCGTACTTTTCCTGTTTAAGACCCTGCTCAATGGCGTCAACCTTACCTTTAAGGGCGGAATCAGCTTTCTTATAAGGCAATAACACGCAATCTTTGTAAACTGTTTCAAAAGCCTCATAAGGTGTTATTATTTCCGATTTAACCGCTTTTCGGCGAGTTTCAAATTCCGCAAATTCCTTATTGAGCGATGAACGCAACTTCTTGATTTCCTTGTAGTTTTCGTCTGTGCATATCATTTCGCAGGCAGTGTTTACCTTTTTCTCAATTTCAGATTTAACCAGCTTGAGATTCTCGATGATGACAGGAATCTGAGCTACCTGAATTAAATCGGTTGAATCAGGTTCTGCATCATTAACTGTTGACAGATTTTTTACTTCTTCCATATCAGCAGTTTCAAGCAAATTAACGGGTTCTGTAATTTTGGTCATTTTATGTTACCTCCTTAATCTATTGACCATTCTTCCTCGGTAATGCCGTGAAAAAGTTCGGCACATTCACGAGAACAGAAAATATCATCATTTGTATCTCTGAAATATGTATAATCATATCTGAGTTCTGCGTTGCACGCTCTGCAATGCCCCATTACCAGTACTTGCGGTGCGTTTGGGCACATCGGATTACACGGAGTGCTTCTGCATACTTCGCACATTTTAATATCTCCTAACTATTGATTTTTCGATTCAATATGATATAATGAGCTTGTTTAAATTTCTTTTTGTTTAATCCCGTGTTGCTGTTCCTAAGCAATGCGGGATTTCTCTTTGCCTGCAAGTTGCATTTCAAACAACGCCTTTGATACTCTTTCAGCTCTGAGTTCTTCCCTGATAAGCTGTTCAAGGTAATAATCCTCAAGGCGTTCACCGTTTGCATCACCAAATCGGCTGATAATAACCGCCAACTTGTTCTTAGCGTGTGCCTTAGCAATTTCAAACTCAGATTCAGTGCATATGTATCCGTTTGAGGATATAAAATCAGTGTAATTCAAAATATTTTCCCACCTTTATATTTGATAAACATTTTGCTAAGGTCCGCAAAATGTTCTTTTCATCAAACAACCTTGTAGTCGTTGGCATTTTCAACCCCCACACATTCAAAAACGATTGTTTCGGGGTCCGATGATTCGTAGGCTTTGAGCTTTCGGGCGAGTTCTGCGTTCTTTGCTCTTTCGGCAACATATAAGGCTGTCAGCTTATTAAGCTTTGCTTTTGTTTTTTCAAGACGGCTGTTCGCAATGTCACGCTCCTGCTCGGTGCTTGCAAGACTTTTTTGCGTGTATTTAAGCTGGTCTTTGCTGTCACGGTACTTTTTTCTAAGCGACCTTTTTGTTTCTAAATCTTTAAATGCCATTTGTTACACTCCTTTCAACGGGTTTGAACCGAGAATATAATTGAGAAACGGTATTCTCGGAATACGGATAGATGTGCCGACTACAATTACATTGAATCCCAATTTTTCGGGTTCGTCCTTTGCTTGTTCACGCAATTTTTGCGGAGCAACTCCAATAGCCTTTGCGGCGTCCTCAGAAAGCAAATAGAAATCACTGCTATCCATAATTTCTTTGATTTTTTTGTTCATCTGAACTGTGTCCATATAAATCACCTCCTTACTTTACTTTTTCAACCTTGACGCCTTCCTGAATTTCAATTCTCGGAAGGGCAAATTCAATGCACATTCTTGCAAGCTGTGAGATGTAAATTCCTGTCTTGTCTGAAATCTCGTTAAGTTCCTTGAGCGTGTCATTATCGACAACCGCTCTGATCGTGTTGCCCTCTTTAGGCGTCAACGGCTTTACGATTGGTACAATCAATCTGTCTGACATATAAACTCCTCCTAAAAATAAATATTACTCATCATCTGATTTTGGAAAATGATAATGATAGATTGTGTTGCCGTTAATATCAGTTTCAATTGTGCAGTCACCTCTGTAATCGCTTTTCAGCAGATTCATAAATTCTGCGATTTCATCGGGTGTGCCTGTTATCTGCATTGTTATCACCTGCTTTCTGTTTTACCTATCTTGATTTCTACACCTAAAGCTGTTAAGAGCCTGTCGGCATTTTCAAGAGATATGCTCTTTTTGCCTTTTTCCCAATACTGAATAGCTCTTTTAGTAAAGCCCGATTTCTTAGCAAGCTCGCTTTGTGAAAGACCTTATTTATAAATGCAATCGTTTCTTTTATAGATTTTGACATTTCTGCTATGAATGCAGAAAAAATGACAAAGAAAAACTAATTATCCTTATCTGTTGAGAACTTAAAACTAAAATTGAAGAATTCAAGCTGATTGATTGTATCCTGCAATTCGTCAGCTTGTTTTTTTGCCTTTTTTATAAGGCTTTCAAACTCCTGCAAATTTGTAGCCGATATATTAAGCACTCCTTCATTTGAATAGTTGCCTATCATTTTATTTTTCATTTCTTCACCTCTTTTCAGCTAAGTCCGTTTAATGGGACTGTGATTGTGGTATTATTGATTGTGTGGGTGTTGGTTTAGTTATTAGTTTTATCACGCTTTAAGCGTAATTCGGAGCCAAAAAAAATAAAATCAATCGGGAAATCGTAAAGTTCACCGATTTTATGAACCATATCCCAGTCAGGAACATTAGCACCACTTTCGTAGTTTTGAAGAGTTCTTTCATTGATTTTAAGTCTTGAAGCGGCTTCTTTCTGCGAATATCCTGCATTTACTCTTGCCGCCGCAAGTGTGATTTTAGGATAATTAACTTTGGTGTTGAGCATTTCGTCACCTCCTTACAGCTCTAATAATATCACGCTAAAAGCGTAATGTCAAGCTAAAAACGAAATATTTTTAAAAATATCTTGATTTTTTTACGCTTTTAGTGTATGATTTAGATAAATAAAAGGTAGGTGTTCAATATGACAGATAACAGTGAAATGAACAAAAAGATATTCGCTAAAAATTTCAATTATTATCTTGCCATAAATAATAAAACTCAGGCTGATATTGTTTCAGACTTAAAAATCACAGCCTCAACAGTTTCAGACTGGGCAAATGCAAAGAAGTATCCACGAGTAGATAAAATGCAAATGCTTGCAGATTATTTCGGAATACTTAAATCGGATCTGACGGAAGAACACGCAACATCAAAACTTACTGATGATGTAGAACTTCAGGAATACCTTGAAGAACTCAAAAACAGAAGTGAAATGCGTATGCTGTTCAGCCTTGCAAAAGGTGCTACAAAAGAAGATGTTGAAAAAGCTGTTCGTATCATTGAGGCATTGCAAAAGGATGAATGATTATTGGACGATATTTATATTAGAGGAATCGAACTGCCGCTGACTGTAAAAGGTGTTACTGTTGTGGATTCAGACGGTAATTTCAATGTTTACATAAATATTTTATTAAGTCATGCTGTTCAGCAAAAAGCAACAAAACACGAATTGAAACATATTAAATCAGAACACTTTTATGATTATGAGCCTGTTGTTTATAACGAACTTGAGGCTAATGCAATTTAGATAAGCAAAAATCTCAACGCAAAACAATACTTTAATCAAGCAATTTATTAGAAGATAATAAGAAATTTTGCTTGATTTATCAATTTTTTTCAAAAAAATATCTTAAAAATCTTGAAATTATTACTTATAAGTAATATTATACTCATAAGGGGCATAACTATGGATGAGGTGTATTTAAAAAAACAAGTGAATGACAGATACAGCAACATCAGATTTTCTGATGATTGCATTTCTGATATTACTGAAATAATTAACGAATCAGGAAATGAGTTATCCTTTTTAAAGAAATTTTGGCGTACTCTTAACATATTAGATGAATACAAGGATATGGCACCAATAAAGATGTCAAAACTTTTTGAAAGTCTGAAAGGACACAGCAACTTATACTCCATGAAAATAAAATTAAAATTGAATATAAGAATATTATATTCAATAGACAAAAACGGAACAATACTGTTGTATGGCTTTTATGAAAAAGGAGGAAAACGAATAACGGATTACAACAACGCAATACCAATAGCATTGGAACGATATAAGGAGAGTAAAAAATGAAAAACACAAAAACTATGACTGATTTTATTCAAACCTTTGCCGGCAGTTTATCTAAAGCTCAGATTAAGGCTTCTTACATTATTTCTGACATATCATCAAAAATTACAATTGAAAGATGTAACAGAGATATGACACAGAAAGAATTTGCTAAGTTTATGGGCGTTACACAAGGAATGGTTTCAAAATGGGAAAGCGGTGAATATAATTTTACCGTTGAAAGCATTTGCAACATATTAGAAAAGCTGGATTTGGACTGTAATTTTGAAATTTTTAAAGACAATATAATGGACAATATTCAAGATATTAGTTTTGAATTAGATAAGTCAGATGATTCAAAGTTATCAAAAATTGACTTAAAAAATCCTCAAAATTTATTTCTTTTAGAAATGGCAGGTTAATAATTATGGATATAAGAGATTCATTAGCTACATTACAATTATTAAATACAAGGGTGCCTGAATTAACCATAGAAAATGACTTTGTAACTCTTCCGTCAAAAGAAGAAACAGAAACATCCTTGGAATTAGGAGATGTCGGACACGCTATTGAAAAGCGTGACGACGCCTATGTCGGTGTTTTACAACTTAGGATCCATTCAATAACAAAAAGCAAAAAATCAAATAAGAAGATAGAATTTTCAATTGTTGTCGAAGGTATCTTCAAATTCGACGGTGACAACAAAGAAATGTTTGAACAGATGTTGTTTCTTAACGGTAATTCATCTCTGTATTCAATAGCTCGTTCCCATATAATAAATATGACATCTTTATCTTTTGCGTCAGGTCAGATTATATTACCTATGCTTAATTTTGTAAAAATAGCCGAACAGCTCAAACAAGGTGAGGCAAAAGTTTCTGAATAAACTATAAAATAAAAAATCCGCCCTGCTCGACTGGTCCTCGAACAGAGCGGAATCACCTACACAGGGTGCAGATGATGCAGTTTAATGCAAAATAATTGTATCACACTCCCCTGAATTTTTCAAGTTTTGAATATCAGGGGATTTTTGCACCCTTTTTTAAGCAAAAGGAGTGTATAAAATGAAACTGCCTAACGGCTACGGCTCTGTTTATAAGCTGAGCGGAAACAGGCGCAATCCGTGGGTTGCCTGCGTGACAATAGGATACAACAAAGAAACACGCAATCAGGAACGCAGAGTTATAGGCTACTTTCCCAACAAGCCGAAAGCTCTGAACGCTCTTGCTGATTACAATCAAAACCCGTTTGATGTTGATTCGGCAAGACGCACTTTTTCAGAAATTTATGAACTTTGGTACAAGGAGTTCATCACCGAAGACACAAATCCAAACACCAAAAGACAGTATAATGCGGCATACAAACAATGCTCAATGTTATACAATCGCAAGATGTCCGATATAAAAATCATTGATATGCAACGAGTTCTCGACAACTGCAACAACGGTTATCAATCGGTTAGGCGAATTAAAATTCTGTTGAACAAAATCTACGAATACTGCATATTTCACGATATGCTCCATAACAATCTTGCAGAAAAATTGAAAATCAATACCAAGTCATATGAAACAAAACGGGCACGCAGGGAGTTTTCGGAAAGCGAAATAAATCTTTTGTGGGAATATTCAAATCTTGATTCGGTAAAAATAGTGCTTATGCTGATTTATTCGGGAGTGCGTGTATCTGAACTTCTCAATCTGAAAATTTCAAATGTAAACCTTGACGAACAGACTTTCTTTGTTGAAAGTTCAAAAACCGATTCGGGTGTACGAACCGTGCCTATAGCAGACAAAGTACTGCCGTTTTGGCAGAAATTCATCAGCGATTCTAAATGTGGATATGTTCTGAATAATACCAATGGCAAGCCACTGAAATACGATAACTTTAAACGCAACTACTGGACACCTCTGCAAAACGATTTAGGTTTAGACCACACCATACACGAAACAAGACACACCTGCATTTCAATGCTTGTATCGGCAAATGTGAACCATACAATCATCAAAAAAATAGTCGGTCACAAGTCGAAAATGGACTTGACCGAAAAGGTTTACACCCACATTAACCCAAAAGAATTGGTGAACGCAATCAACAAAATATAGTCTTATATTATCCTGAATTGTTCATAATTATGTTCCGTAGCTTACATATAGCTAACAAAATCCCCCATTTTCCCCATTCCTATCCCCCTTGCAAGTTACCTGCACCACCAGAAAGCCTCGAAAAATCGCTTGTTTATGCGCTTTTTCGAGGTTTGTTTTTTCTTATATTTCGATTTTGTGCGCTATTTGTGCGCTACTGAGTATATTTAAGCCTGTTTAGTCTTGTTAAAGCTATTGCTGTCAAGTACATCTGCAACTGCTCCCAGAGCCTTTGCCTCCGCCTCTTTAAAAGCGTGAGCATAAATATTTAGGGTTGTACTGCATAACCAAGGCAGTCTTCGCCTATGAGATAGGCTTTTTTGTAGTAATAGAGGTCTGTGAAAAAGTCAAGCATTTGGTTATTCTCCTTTCGCATAATGAAAAGACCCCGTGGATATTTTCACGAGGTCTTTTTGAATTTATGTCACGGCTTTTGTCAGCCATGTTTGTTACGGGTTTTTAATCGACATACCAACCTTCACGCTGTACGCGTTCACCGACTTTGAATGATATAACATCACTGTAGTAACCGCTCGGTACACCTTCGTCAACATGTTTGTCACAATGAGTGATGTGTACATCCTCAGATGTAATATTTATCTATGTATATTATCTGTACCGCTCATTGATTTACCTTTCCAATCAATTTGTTTTAGATCCCAGTCATCGTTAGCTGATACTTTTTCATAATAAGCATGTGAAATCGTTTCTTCCCACTCTTCTGTCCAATGACCACCTTCTACTATTTTAGTACCAACCTGTTTTGTAACTTTTACTGCGTGATAAGAACCCCATCCTTCATTATTTTCCACTTCCCAAATTAAATGCTCTTTTCGTTGGTGAGAATCTGCTAATTCTTGCCCACAATTATTACATACATCTATGTAGCCAGAACTAAATACCGGCTCTTCTCGGGTAGTTGAAACCCACTCACTGTAGTGATGGATTTTTACCTCGTCATGATTTTTATAGTACCTAATTCCGGTTACCACTCCCAGATTTTCGTAATTGTCACCAATCTTAATGTCTTGCGTTGGCTTTGCAGGGGTTGTTACGGTGACACCCTTTGAATCATATCCGCTTGTGAACTTGTTAGCTGATGAATTGATACATCTTACTGTGTAGGTATATGTTTTTTTGGCACTTACATTCTTATCATTGAATGTGGTTGAGGTTGTGTCTGCAAGCTTTTTCCAGCTTTTACCGTTCTTTACATACACACGGTATTTTTCAGCACCGTTCACCTTGCCCCAGCTGATTTTTACGCTGTTATAGGTTACCTCAGTTTTTGAAATTTTAGGAGCGGCTACATATTTAATTGACTTGCCTTTGCCGTTATAACCGCTTGTGAAGCTCTTTGCATCTGTACTAATGCATCTTACGGTATATGTATAATTCTTGCCTGATGAAACGGCTTTGTCTGTGTATGTAGTTGAGGTTGTATCTGCAAGCCTTGTCCAACCCTTATTGCTTTTGTAGTAAACTCTGTACTTTTCAGCACCGTTTGATTTGTTCCAGCTTATCTTTACACCGCCGTTTACGCTCTCGGCTTTGGTAATCTTCGGAGCTGAAATATATTTTACAGTTTTGCCCTTTGAATCGTATCCGCTTGTGAACTTAGTTGCAGATGAGTTGATACATCTTACGGTGTAGGTGTATGTCTTGCCTGATGAAACCTTACTGTCTGTGTATGAGGTTGAGGTTGTGTCGGCAAGCCTTGTCCAGCCCTTACTGCCTTTGTAGTAAACTCTGTACTTTTCAGCACCTCTTACCTTGCTCCAGCTTATTTTTACACCGCCGTTTATACTTTCAGCCTTTAAGATTTTCGGGGTTGCAAGACTTGTCTTTGCTGACTGTGCCGAAACAACAGGGGCATTCGTTTCAACAGCACTTGCCGTAAACGGAACTGCTGTTGCCGTGCCTACCGTCATTATTGCAGAAAGCAATAACGGCATTATTCTTTTTGCTTTCATTATTATGCCTCCTAAAAAGTATGTTTTGATGATACTTGCATCTGTAACTAAATTTTATATCTTTAATTATGATTAGTCAACAATATGTAGGTAATTTTTACTCATTTGTGATGATTTTTTGTTGAAAACAAGCGACAGCTTAATTCGCTGCCGCTTGTAATTCTCATATATTCTGTTTTTTCGGGTTACCCCAACTATTGACATTGAGCCAGCAGATAAAAGGCAAAAAAACAACCGCACTAAAAAGCTCAAAAATGGCTTTCTAATGCGGTTTTTTCTATGGTCGAGGTGAGCATACTTAGTGGCTTAAACACTGGCTTTTCAGCGTAAGGTGGTACTTTGTATGGTAATTCGGCAAGTTTGAAATTTAGTGAATTGAAAGACCGTTGTCTCTCATGTAGTCATTAGCTATTGCAATTTTTTCATTGCTGAACTCCTGAAACACATCACAATATGTATCCAAGGTAATGGAAATATCTTTGTGTCCGAGAAGGCTTTGAAGAACCTTTGCAGACATACCTGATTCAATACATCTTGTTGCATATGTGTGTCTCAATGAATGAAGTGAAACCTTTCCGTCAATGGAATCATCAAGAATATGGTGTTTTTTGATGACGTTAGCAAACTGACTATTCACCTGATTTGTAGTAACATACTTACCATTTGATGAAGTAAACAACAATCCTTCACGCTGGTCGTCAATATACTCTCTAAGGAAATAAGCAATTTCATCGCTGATAGGAATTTTTCTCATGCCGGCTTTGGTTTTAGTGCAGTTACTAAGAACGGTTTTGCCGTTCTTACCTCTGCTGACTGTTTTCCCGATGGTGATTCTATTGTTGATAAGGTCAATATCATTAACCTCAAGAGCATTGATTTCGCCCATGCGCATGCCTGTGAACATTGAAAGAATCATCTGTTCCGAATAGAGAATATCATTGCTTGTAAGAATGTCAGTCAATTTTTTCTGTTCTTTAACAGTAAGAGCACGTACCTTTTCAAACTTCTGATTTGATTTAGGTTTTTTAACATCATCCATAGGATTTTTGGTGATGATTTTCTTTTTGACAGCTTCTCTGAAAATGCAACCCAGCATAAGAAATACCTTATTGATAACTGACTGTGAGTAGTGAGTTATTGAAACAAGAAAGTCATAAATATCATCTTCGGTAGTTTTCTGAATAGGTATACTGTAGAGAGGTGACAACAATTTGAGTGTTTCACACTTTCTGTCATATGTAGTAGGTTTGATATGATTCAGCTGATATTCTCTATCAATGATTTTGTAACCCATGTCATAGACTGTAATCTTATTTTTGACATTATAGACACCCTGCTGTGCAAGAAACTTTTCTTTGTCCATCTTGCGGATTACTTCAAGTTCGGAATCTGCATAAACTGTTCTGCGCTTCTTGCCATCATCAGTTTCAATATTGAACTGTGCTACAAACTTATCGTGGCTATCATCATAATAGTGTGAACCTTCACCATAGGCAAGATGCTGTGTGCACTTATGTTTGTTTTTAACAGTGTTGTTTGACTCATTGCTTTTGCCTTTTTTATGGTTCTTAGTTTTGTTATCCGTAATCATATTATCAATCATTTTAATTTTCTCCTCTTAATTTAATTTGATAATATGAACACAAAAGCTTTATTGATACACAAGCTATTTTATATCGAAAATGCCTTTGTGTCAATAATTAGCTTCTGTGTTCTTTGCTTTTATTTGAATTTATATTTTATTTTTAAACTTATGTCCTTCTTTTTTGTGTCCACTCGTGGAATGCCGTTGCTTCTACTTTAAGAGACTTTCCAATCTTAATAGCAGGAAAATCTTTTCTGCTCATAATCTTTCGTGCAGTTGGCAAAGAACATTCAAGGTAATTTGCAACATCCTTTGCTGAAAGAAAACTTAATGTAGTCATTTCCATCTCGTTATCGCCCCTTTCTGATTAAAATTTAATTCTATTATAAATATCTTCTGAAGATATCGGGCTTCCAAAGTTATTGTTTGTGACAGCAAAAGGATTTGCTCTGATTGAGTTATTGTCTGTAAGAAGGTTTCCTGTTTGACTGTCATAATATTCTCTGTGAATGTCAGATGAATTAACGTTGATAATTACGCTTATTCTTCTGAGTAACTGATTAAAACTGTCAATAAAATCAAAATGTGTGATAGTATTGTTAAAAAGTTTATCGTAAAACTCTTTAGGAGTGAACGGTGATGTAATAATAATCAAATCTGCGGCAATTGCCTTGTCTCTGTATCTTGACGGTGCATTCATATCAAAGCCATAAGGGTCGAGCAACCTTAACATATCTCTGTAAGTGAGTCCGTCGTCAGGTCTCAATTCATCAAGAATTATCGTATGTTCTCCGTTGTAGTTTTGAAATAAGTCACGACTTGAACCGCTGATAAACCACGGGTTACCTTTGTCGGTCGCAATTTTTTTGGCAAGTCTCGTCTTGCCCAAACCTGACTGACCGTAAATCCAAATAACAATTAAGGGAACGTTACCGTCAATCATTTTCTTTCTGAATTTTTTTGCTTCATCCGTAAGTCGCTTTGCATAAATGTCATCAATCTGCCTTTTGTAGCGAGCATATAAAGCGCCTGTTAATGAATCTTCGAGTTCTTCCCTTGTGATTTTTCCGTTGTACAAATCATCTAACTTTTCAGTCATTTTGATTTTCTTCGCATTGTTTTTTGCGTTCTGTTCGTAGATTTCAAGTTCTTTCGGATAATCGAAGTTAGCACTAACATCTATTGGATTGTACTGGTATTTGTCAGAACTATCTTTTGTTCTGTGTACAAGATAAGCAAAACCGTTTGCCGCTTTGCCATCCCATTTTTCAATCTGCTGTGGCTGAATACCAAGAGTCTTTGCAACATTTGAGATACTGCGTGCATTTAAAAATGAGAGCATTATATGTACATGAGGTTCAGCTATTTTGCTTGTACTTTCGTCAAAATCCTTATCATGCACTATCAGGGCAAAACGCTTTGGTTTAAGTGTACCTTCAATGAGGTCATACAATTTGTCAACATCTCCACCGTTTGGAAGGTATTTTAACTGTTGTACAGCCATCATATTTTTTGACTTAATTTGATTGCTTTTCAACTAAATTTCCACCTTTAATTTTTTAATGCTCAAGTGCGTTTTGGCACTTGGCACTTTAAGTATTGCCGTTGTAAACAAGCCCTACAACGGCAATACTTAGGCTGTATTTAATGATTGACTTGCTGGCACCACAACCGTGTTAACCACGGTTGTGGTGCTTTCCTTTCTTGTAATACAAGGAAAGTTGCCTGCCAAGTTGCTTGTACACGTCAAAATCCATAATAGGAAAGTGCACAGGCTGAACATTATCATTTACGCCGTCAGGACTTGAAAACCAAGCATCGCCTGCTTTATAAGTCTGACCGTCCTGAAACTTTTCAAGCTGTACATTGTCCCAAAGAAGTTTTCCCTCGGTCAAGGTAGGCTTAAAAAGTATTTTTGTCTGCATTGCAGAGCGGAGCATTGACGGAAGACCGCCTTCCTGAACACTTGCTTCTGCAATGCTGACAATGACAAAACACCCAGCAGATGCACCCATGGTAACAATTCTTTTGAGAAGGTTATCAAAAGCTTCAAGACTGTAATCAGGTGCATTTTTTAACGGCTTTTTTGGAAGAATTGAACGCAATGCAACATACTCGTCAATGAATAGGAACGAGCAGTGCATTCCTGCTTCCCACCACTTGACAGCGTTGCCTGTCTTTTCTGACAAATCATTAAGATAGGCTTGTCTTTTGGTGATAGTTTCCGAAAAATGTTTTATAGCTTTCAGAATGTTTTTTGCTTCACCGTCATTATCAAGTGTATAAGTGTGCGGGAGTCGTGACAATTCAGCCATTTTAGGGTCAATTATCATGATTTCACTACCGAAATTGTCTCTGCCTAATACCAATGCTTGTAAAATAATGGAAATTACGCCCGTTGTTTTACCGCTTCGTGTTTTGCCTGCTACGAGTATTGAACCACATGATTTAAGGTCAATCAAAGTACCTTTCTGCACTCTGATACGATTTTTACTGATTTCAGAAGGCTTCATATCATTGATACTACGGAAATAAAAATTTCTGTCAACGCTTATGTCTCTTATAGTGTATTCAACATAAGTTCCGTATCTATCGGTAGCGGCATCAATAACAACAAAGTTTTTAAACCTTTTGTTAAGAGCCGCCGATACATATGAACCTGCTTCCATAAGTTTCGTAATGTTCACACCGTTTGGAATAACCCTTATATGGTACAAGTCGTAGGTGAATTTTTCACATGTGAATTTTGGCAATTTTTCGCCTTCTTTGAGATTCAGAGGATTGCCGTTTCTGTAATAACAAAAAGCATTTCTGACTTTACGGTTCATAACTCTTGTTTCGTCTATGAAGTCGAAAAATAAAGATGTGAATGAAACTATAAAAAACAATAAAGCTGTTGCGGCACTTATGGTATCAGCAACTAATGGCACTATCATTGCTTTTGTACCGTGAATGAATGGAATATTCATTCCTAAGCTAAAAACAATAGTCATCAATGTTGCTATCGCACCGACTGTAATAAATTTTACAGTCGGTGCGCAGTAAGAAATTCGTGCCGCTTTTGTACTGAAAGTCTGCATTATTTAGACACTTCTTTCTTAATAATTGTAACATCATCGCAAGTGATGCTAAGCATATTATTGTATTCTCCATAAACCTTTGCTACAGGGTTTACAGGAGCAACATAAGCCTCCTCAGGAATAACAATATCCTTCGGGACTTTAAAAGTCAGCTTTTCGTAACGATTGCTGCCTTCTTTGCCATGGTAATCTGTACCGTCTTTAATGATAATACAGTTTACTTTTGTACCACGGTGTTCTTTGGTGTTGTAATCATTCCAAGGAACACAATTGATACATTTAATCGCTTTGTTACAAAAAAATTCTTTTGCATCAAATTTCTGAAAGAGCTGCAAAAAGCGCATCGAAATTCACTCCCTTCTTAATTGAAAAAAAGGAAAAAAATATGAATTATTTTTTACGAAAAAATAATCGACACCTCGGAAATCCGCTCAAATAAAGGGGTTTCGAGCGATGGCTTAAAATTAGGAAAATTAAATCAACAATCTTAACGATGATTTATTTTTGTTCAAAAATAAATTCATAAAATTTTACCCATTTATCAATGTATTTTGTCGAACTTTTTCCTTCCGACACCTATATAGTACCACAACACACAAAATATGACAATAGTAAATTATTTTGACTAATAAATTTTTGCTTTTTAAAAAATATTGAAAAAAGTTAAACGTAAGGGTTGATTTATGAATATTTAGGCGTATAATAGAAGTAGAAACAGATAAAAAAACGTGTGTGAAAATAGGAATTTTTATTTTGCAAAAAATATTTTTTAAAAATTTTTTTGCAAATTCAAAAAAATTTCATGTATTAATTGTATAACTAAAAATCTAACAAAAAGGAGTCTTCAAATGAACAGAAAATCAGATAAAATTGGCGCAGATAAAATCGCCAATATATACTTCAAAGTAAGATATAAGTTAAATTTTCCAGATGACTTTAATAGAAATTCTGAAAATTCAAGAGGTAAATATAATTACACTTCATCTCTTGACAGATTCAAAGAAAGTCTTCGTCACAAAATCAGAGTTTTAAATGACAGAAATATTTTTGATATTGATAACGAAAAGCCAACGACTGAAAACCATGACAAAAAGGTTACTATTGAGGAGTTTGACAGTAAGTGCGGATATTATTTGCTTAAATATTTTAAGAAGTACCATTCTGACAAATTTAAGTATATGACTGAGGAATCCGTTAGTAAGTTTAATGATGATTTTAGAAGTCTTGAAAACATTGCTAAGATTAATGAACTGCATAGTAAATTTGATGAGATAATTTCAATGTATAATCAGAGAGAACCTGAGTTAAACGAATTTATCGGCAAACACCTTTCTGATTTCAAGTATAATGAGTACATTGATAAGATGAATGCTTTTATTAGTAATTTGGATGTTCTCGTTAAGGAAGAGGAAAAGTTGAAACGAAACTATAATAAATACATTTCTAAAACTAATTCTGATACATAAACATAAAAACAACCGCTTGTTTAGACATACTAAGTAGGCGGTTGTTCTTTTATTCAACAAAAAATCATCACAAATGAGAAAAAATTACCTACATATTGTTGACTAATCATAATTAAAGATATAAAATTTAGTTACAGATGCAAGTATCATCAAAACATACTTTTTAGGAGGCATAATAATGAAAGCAAAAAGAATAATGCCGTTATTGCTTTCTGCAATAATGACGGTAGGCACGGCAACAGCAGTTCCGTTTACGGCAAGTGCTGTTGAAACGAATGCCCCTGTTGTTTCGGCACAGTCAGCAAAGACAAGTCTTGCAACCCCGAAAATCTTAAAGGCTGAAAGTATAAACGGCGGTGTAAAAATAAGCTGGAGCAAGGTAAGAGGTGCTGAAAAGTACAGAGTTTACTACAAAGGCAGTAAGGGCTGGACAAGGCTTGCCGACACAACCTCAACCTCATACACAGACAGTAAGGTTTCATCAGGCAAGACATACACCTACACCGTAAGATGTATCAACTCATCTGCAACTAAGTTCACAAGCGGATACGATTCAAAGGGCAAAACTGTAAAATATATTTCAGCTCCGAAGATTACCAAAGCCGAGAGCGTAAACGGCGGTGTAAAGATAAGCTGGAACAAATCAAACGGTGCTGAAAAGTACAGAGTTTACTACAAAAGCAATAAGGGTTGGACAAGGCTTGCAGATACAACCTCAACTACATACACAGACAAAGCCGTTTCATCAGGCAAGAATTATACATATACCGTAAGATGCATTAGTACAGATGCAAAGAGCTTCACAAGCGGTTATAACGGCAAAGGCAAGTCAATTAAATATGTAGCCGCTCCTAAAATTTCAAAAACTGAGGTAACCTATAACAGCGTAAAAATCAGCTGGGGCAAGGTGAACGGTGCTGAAAAATACCGTGTGTATGTAAAGAACGGTAAAAGCTGGAAAAAGCTTGCAGACACAACCTCAACCACATTCAATGATAAGAATGTAAGTGCCAAAAAAACATATACCTACACAGTAAGATGTATCAATTCATCAGCTAACAAGTTCACAAGCGGATATGATTCAAAGGGTGTCACCGTAACAACCCCTGCAAAGCCAACGCAAGACATTAAGATTGGTGACAATTACGAAAATCTGGGAGTGGTAACCGGAATTAGGTACTATAAAAATCATGACGAGGTAAAAATCCATCACTACAGTGAGTGGGTTTCAACTACCCGAGAAGAGCCGGTATTTAGTTCTGGCTACATAGATGTATGTAATAATTGTGGGCAAGAATTAGCAGATTCTCACCAACGAAAAGAGCATTTAATTTGGGAAGTGGAAAATAATGAAGGATGGGGTTCTTATCACGCAGTAAAAGTTACAAAACAGGTTGGTACTAAAATAGTAGAAGGTGGTCATTGGACAGAAGAGTGGGAAGAAACGATTTCACATGCTTATTATGAAAAAGTATCAGCTAACGATGACTGGGATCTAAAACAAATTGATTGGAAAGGTAAATCAATGAGCGGTACAGATAATATACATAGATAAATATTACATCTGAGGATGTACACATCACTCATTGTGACAAACATGTTGACGAAGGTGTACCGAGCGGTTACTACAGTGATGTTATATCATTCAAAGTCGGTGAACGCGTACAGCGTGAAGGTTGGTATGTCGATTAAAAACCCGTAACAAACATGGCTGACAAAAGCCGTGACATAAATTCAAAAAGACCTCGTGAAAATATCCACGGGGTCTTTTCATTATGTGAAAGGAGACTCACACACTATGTTATTACACGAAAAGTACAAACCCTACGAATTTATTAACTTAGACCGTTTTGAAAAAATCAAAATCGAAAAAGCTGACGGGAATGTAGCAACACATTACAACATCGTAGGCATAAACAAATTCAGCAACATTACTTCAGTTGAAACAGTGCTTGCGACTTTCTATTCGGAAACAGAAGCTCAGGATGCACTGAACACCATCATACAAGGCTATATAGATGGCACAAAAATCATCAATATTAAATATTAACGAATAAAGGAGAATAACAAACAAATGCTTGACTTTCTCACAGACCTCTATTACTACAAAAAAGCCTATCTCATAGGCGAAGACTGCCTCGGTCATGCAGTAAACAAGATTACAAAGCCATATGAAGACAGAATAGAAACCATTGATTCTGTCAAAGAGTTAATAGACTTGCTCACTGAAGCGAAAGACGCCATTCTCAAACACATCCCTGAGAATGTTCTCAGCGAGAGCGAATGGACGGGGATAGATTATGTAGATTATGATAAGTATACAAGACGAAATTACGGCAATGTATTTTTCAACGAAATCCCTAATGACAATCTCACAGACACGGCTCTCAAAAGATATTTTGAAATCAGTAATCTCAAAGGCTGGATTGAGTCAGATAACGGCTATCCCAATGCCTATATGATAACGCTGTATAATTTCAATAACTACGAGGTTATGTTTGAAAACGAGAAAGGAAATAATGTATGAAAATTTTTTTGCATTCTGTTGCATATTCTCAAAAAATAAATACCCCTTAATTATTTCAAAAATCATTTTTGTAAATAAAATACCTCAAAATCATGTCTTGTCACAAAAACACAAAAAATTTCAAAAAGTATATATACCTACTTTATAATACACCACATAGTAAAACACGTAAAAATACACTGTTAAAATTACACAAATAATTAAGGTGTATTTTATTATATATAAAATTTTTTCTTATATTAACTTAAATTTTTTTGTGTTTTTGTGACAAAATCCCAATAACCCCTTATTTAAGCCATTTTCCTTGTCACACTTTTTTTCAACTTTGTGCCAATATTTTTTATAAATATTCAAAGCACCAGTATTTAAGCCATTTTCCTTGTCACAAAAAATTTTAAATATTTGTGACAAAACCGCTGAAATCACTCAAATCACACCCCCTTTTCACTGTATTATTCTTTTTAAGAATAATTCTTGCTGTATTACTCTGAAAAAATGAGTCAAATTTCTGCCCATTTTCGTCCCATTAAAGGACATTTTGGAACCTAAAAATATCCCGATAACTCAGCTTCAAAAATATAGTCCATTTTCTTATAAATATTAAAAATCAAGGCAAAAACACGTTTTAATTCTCTAAAAGAATCAAAACACAGAAAAACACAAATTTTGTCACAAATATTTGTGACATAAAAAATGGCTTGTACGCTGGCTTTTCGAGCCAACCCCAATTTCTTGTCACAAATATTAAAATTTTTTGTGACAAAATCACGGGACAATTTGATATAACAAAAAGGTCACAAGTGGGCTTTTTTTGTCCCAAAATGGGCTTAAAAATTGCACAATTAAATTGTAAAAATGTAAATTCAGCGTATAATTATTCACAATTTCGCAAATAAAAAAAGCTATCTGATAACGAATATCATATAGCTTAGTTTCTGTATATGCTGTAGAATGAAAACTTTGATTTAATTACTTACTCATCTGTTCTGCAAGATGCAGAGGGTGACATATGTACGGAAGACCGTCCTGACCTTTCACATCTTTGTGTGCTTTAAAAGCAAGCTTAATTGCTTTTTTAGTAAGTTTAGTATAAATCAAAATGTCTGTCCCCTTTCTATTTAGTTGGTACTCGCTGCCTGTATAGGCAGTTAATCGGTATAGTCTTTTTGTGTAATTAACGAAGAAATTATTTTTAAAATCATTTCAGTTAATTATTACGGCTATTTATTTGCTGAGTTATGCCCATTTGTGGGATGCAAATGGGATTCGCAGTGTAAGTGTCGGTGTAAAAGATTATACCCATTTAATTATAGCATAGCTACATATTTAATTCAAGATAAAAAATTTACCCGATGGGTTTTCCATCGGGTAAAGGTCTTAATAAGTTTCTTTCTTACCGCAGGTTGTGCAGTGTCTGCCTATTGTGACAGTTTGAGTTACATCTTTTGTTACGGCAGGCGTTGTCTTGGTGTAAGTTTCAGTCCATTTGCTGTACGAACCTGCACCCCCATTGTAAGCGTGATTGAGCGTATGTTGGTCAATATCATTGCCAATTGCATCATATTCGTTGGGATTTACACCTGAGTCCCAAAGCCATGTTTTGCCGCAGTCGTTGCATGAGTAATGCCATCTTGAATAAGTAACCGTCTTTGCAGGTGTCACTGTGACTGTTTTGGTTACTTTCTTAGTGTCATTGACCCATGTGTGAGTATGCTGTGTCGGTTTAGCGGCAGGCTTCTCAGTAGGCTTAGGCTTAGGTTTCTGCGTTGGCTTGGGCGACGGTTTGTCAGTCTTTGAAGTCTGAGATGAGTCAGACTTATCAGGCTTCGAGGTTTGTGACGAATCATTCTTAGATGATTCAGTCTTGGATGACTCTTGAGGGTCATTCTTCGATGAGTTATTTTCGGATGAGGACGAACTCTGTTCGTGCGATGAATTACTCGTGCTGCTGCTTGCAGCAGGGTTGGTTTCGTTTGGTTTCTTGTTGTCGGTTGTACCCTCGGTACTGCCGACAGTACTGTCAGATGCATGTGTGCTCTCAGTGACGGACTGTGTAGGTGTATTTACTGTGATAGTTCCGTCATCGCCACAGCCTGTGGCGAACACACTGCAGATGACAGCGCAAAGAACGATTGGAATGATTGATTTATGTTTCATATAGTTATCTCCTTTGCTTTAACGATGTATCAGCTATGAATTGTCATGCTGATATGAATTGCTTGCTATCACCTCACAAAAGTAAATTTAATCATGCTTTGTGAAAGAAACAAATTCAGCACACAAGCTACATATTAGCTTTAAAAAATGCTTGCAGATTTTTTAAAACTAATATGAAATATAAGAGTATTGTTTTAAAAAAAGGTGCAGAACAAGAGCCTGCACCGAAAAACACAAAGCCCTGATTGTTGCGACACAAACTTCACTCCCAACAATGGTATGCGAAAAAGAGCCTGCATTTTTACCTGATTAAAAATGCAAACCACCGTGGGATAAAGTATTCAGTTTGTGTCGCACCTATATGATATCACATAAATATATATTTTGCAATAATATAGAATATTTTGACAATAAAAAAAGACTAAGCCTGTATGACTTAATCCTAAAAAATGAATTTGTTAAGTTGTGTTCAATAAAGACTTTTGTGTTCAAAAAATTTTTTTGGAAAATTCCTGAAATTCACCTGATTTTTAACCACTCCAAAAATCGTGGTGGTATTTAAGGTGGTAATTCATGTGGTAATTGCCGTTTTTTTAACTTAACTCAAACATATCTCAAATTATCGTAAAATTACCAAAAACCGCATAGGAATGGGAAGAAAAGTAACTTTGAGTAAAGTTGAGAAAAAATAAAAGGTGGTTAAAAAACCACCTCTGCTGGTCGAGGTGACAGGACTTGAACCTGCGGCATCTTGGTCCCAAACCAAGCACTC